AAAGATATTCTTTTACACTTAGGTGTAAGAGGTGATATCTGAATGAAGGTTCTTGATTTCAAATGATTATTTAAATCTGATGAAATCAAGTATGCTTGTGGACAACCAATGGGTGCTTACTCATCTTGAGGTATGCTCGCGCTAACTCACCATGTGGTGGTTAGAGCAGCTTCTTTAAGTTGTGGTAAGTCCAACTTTTCTGATTACGCATTATTAGGTGATGACATTGTCATCAGAAATGAAGAAGTAGCTAACGCTTATAGACATTTAATGCTAAACCTTGGTTTAGAGATTAATATGTCAAAAAGTGTAGTTTCTTCTCATTTCGCCGAATTTGCTAAAAGATGGGTTGGTACTAACATAGATCTATCACCTATAGGAGCTGGATTAATACTCCAGTCTCTTAGAAGTGTAGCATATGTAGGAGCTTTGCTTCTTGATGCGATGAGGTTAAACCTTGTAGATCCTATGTCAGCCCCAAGGATATTATCAGATAGACCTTCTTTTATTAGAGGGACTACTGATAGTATTTTGTGATTAACTCTATTTACTGGTATGGTTAATAAATGGCATCACATTAATGTGAAAACAACAATGTGATCAAACGCCTTTATTAAACTATTACCACCTAGTCAGGCTTTCTTAATACTCTCTATTTTATTAGAGGATATTAAAAAGTCTTTCCAGGCCAGAGATCAAGAAACTAGTAAAGCTTTCGACTTCTTCATTAAGAATTGATGAAGAGGTGGTCAGACTAAACTAAAATCACTAGGTATCCTTGATACCTTAATCTTGGTGATTTCACCAGGTTTCTGATTATATTTCGTCTCATACCTGAAAGGGTATAAAGACGAGTATTATCAGAACTTCTTGAAATTAACGAATTTTGAGGATAAACTTAACAGGCTTTATGGAGTCTCCCATGATCCTTTTGGATCTATGAGAGAATCTAAAGGTCCTGTTAGAGTTGAAAACCTAGATTCGTTATTGCAAGAACTCTGAGATATAGCCGATATGAAAGATATTCTTTCTATTGACTGATCCAGAGTAGGTGAAGTCAAAGCTCAAACCAACATTATCATGAATGCGTTAGATTCGTCCAAAATTAGATTCTTGGTAAGAAGTTCTCTTCTTTCCCTTGATTCTAACTATGGTCAAATTTACACACCATGAGTGTAGGTTTTAATCTTTAAGGCTTGATTGTCCTTATTCCTTAATCGAATCGACTATGTTGTCTCCTTTAAAGCATTGCTTAAGGTTCTTCCATAGTTGATGATCCCGTAAAAGGGCTAAGTAAGGTTGAAAAGTAATCGCACCTCGCAGATAGAGC